AAGGATACCGACAGCAGCACCATTGGTCTTGGCCTGATACTCAAGTTGGTCAGCGAGAGTTTGGTACTGCTTGGCTAGGTCAGAGTAGTCAGAGCTAAGAGCGCCACTCAGGCTAGTAGTAACTAGTCGGGAATACTTAGAAGCGATAGCCCTAGCAACCCAACCAGCAGACAGGTAGATGTTGTCGCCATTCTCAGAGAGACCGAAAGTAATCTCTTCGTTCTGAACCTGCTGGTCTACAGTATCTGTATCACCAACAAGAAGACGTACAATGTTAAGACGACCAGAGGCCGTAGTGTTATCCAAATCAGTAGGATCGTATGACCACGCCATAAAGTCGTCTCCAGTTATTAATCGCCGAGAATACTATCTCGAATACGGTAGAAGTCTTCCATCACCCAGTGGTTCGCATTAAGGAACCTACGGATAAGACCTCGTTGTTTATCGTCTAGCTTAGACTTCTTACACCGCTTACGTTCAAACTCAGTGGTGCTTGAGGTTCTGTCTTTGACAACTGCATTAAGCAGGTTTACCAGATTGTCTAGTTTAGGACCGTTCATCTCTGAGAGGCGATCACCAACCTTGTTCTGGACTTCTAATTCTGTGTTGTGGTAGATATAACCTGCCGCGTACAGCGTAGCAACTTTATCTGCCTCTACTCCAACCATACCTGTCCAGTTAAAATGCTCACCTCGCTTTAGGTTCTTACCACCAGCAGTAAAGGGGACTTTAACGAATACGGGCCAATCAAGTTGGAAACCTAGATAACTAGGGTGCATGGGACTACTCCATTATGAGGATACTGTTATGTTCTTTTATAGTTGGGTAATGCCCCTAGCCCGAAGACTAGGGACACTCCGTTAGTAAAGTCGATTAGGCGACTACATCTTCAAAGAAGTAACCCAGATCAGCGCCAACAACTTTCATGTCGTAGGACATCTTGACTTGGATCATTTCAGCAACCTGCTGACGGCGCAGTGCATCGTCCGAGAACGATTCAACAGTGATGCCGAGGTTGTTAACGCCTGGAATGTTGTTCCATGCGAAGGTCAGACCAGCAGCAGGGGTCATCAGACCCGAATTGCGTGGTGTGTGGACCAGCAGTGCGTTCTTACCACCAATGAAGGCGTTGCTCTCAGCCAGACCTTCAGCAGCAGTGTTAGCCACAGCTTCCATGACGTAGAAGTTCTCTACTTCAAAGATTTCAGCCAGCTTTGCATCAGTGATGAGGGCTGTGTTGGTGACAGTAGCACCACCGTTCAGGCGGGCCAGAACATCAGGGTGGTTAATCAGGATGTCACGGACTTCCTTACCGATAACCATAGTGTTTGGCTTAAAGCCACCCGACTTCAACTGCATGGTGCGACGAGCAGTGGTCACATCAGTGATTGGTGTCGAGTTGGTGTAGTCCGACCACAGGTTCGATGGAGTAGCATCTGTACCCCAAACACCAGCAGCGAAGAACGATGCAGCGAACTGCTCTTCACGTTCAATCAGGACGCGGTTGACGAGGGTCTGAGCGCCAGCAGCACGGATTTCCAACATGGCATCTTCGTTAGCAAGCGTCTGCTCGTCGAAGTCCATGCCGAGGCCATACACGTCAGCAAAGTAGCTGTCGTTGGAGATTGCCATGCCGATACGGTTCACTTCCGTGCGGGGGGCCAGTTTCTTTACATCACCCGAACGGTTCATGTTCGCACGGTCGTAGATGTAGTACTTGTCCGACTGACGCTGTACGCCCACAACAGGGAACACTTTGTCAGCAATGAAGTTGGTTTGCTCTTGCACATATGCCAGTGTCAGGTTAGACAACGGCTGGTCAATATGTACGGCGGATGGGGTCAAAAGAGGCATTTGTATTATTCCTTAAATGCTAAATTAGGCTACGATATTGCCGCCTTGGATCAGTTCGATCTCAATGATCTGGCCGTCCACAGCAGCTTCTTTGGCATAGCCCATAACAACGTCACCAGTTGCAGCAGTCAGTGCATCACCAGCAGCGTCCGTCTGAACAGCAGCACCAGCAGCAATAGTGCCACCAGCAGTTACCAGAACCGAACCTGACACACAGATGGTTGTGGCATTACCAGCAGCAGCACCGACCAAGCACACACCGTATGCCTGCTCACCAGCAGCGCCAGCAACAGTAACAACACCACCAGCGTCGAGAGTTACGAATTTGAATTGAGTTGTACCACCAACACCAGCGATTTCGGTGCGGTTGTCACGAGATTGCATAACAGCCATGATTATTCCCCTTTGTAGGATTTATTGATAAGAGTCTTGCCTTCATCAGTCTTAGCTACAGCAGCGTAAGCCTTGGCATAGTCACTCTTTTTGAGTTGGTTTTCGTCCATGTAGGACTTCACGAGAGCGTCGAGCTTGTCAGCAGAGGTAGCGAACTCGCCATCTACATCGGACTTACCGAACTCTTGCATAGCAGCGTCAAAAGCAGCGTCAGCAGCCTTCAGTGCAGCCATAATTGCTTCGTCCTCAGAGAACTTAGCTACGAGAGCCTTAGCGACTGTAATATCAAAGTGGGGCAGGGCCTCACCAGCACTCTTAGTCAGCTCAATGTCAGCCTTTTCGATAGCAGCAGCTTCGAGGGCCTTCAATACGGGGGCAGGGATGTCAGACTTAACGACCATCTCGCCAGAAACTTCCATCATTTCGACTTCAGCTTTCTTTTCGATAGCCTCAGCAGAGATAACGTAACCTTCTTCAATCAATCCTTTACGAAGACGCTCGTTTTCAGCCTTCAGTGTCTCAACATCAGCCTTAAGGGCATCAACATCAACAGCTTCGACTTCTGCCACTTCTTCAGTCTTCTCGACTTCAGCAATAGCTTCACCATCTTCGTCAGACTTCATCATGTCGTATCCAAGAGCTTTCATAGCTTCTGGCTTACCACATGCCTTCTCTTCCATGTACGCCTTTACTTTGGCTTCCATTTCATCAGTCATCTTAGTAATTTCCTCATTGGAAGTGTCACGCTTGAAGAGGCTAACCATTGCCTGTGCATTGGCTGGGCGATCCACTAGGGAAAGCTCCTCAAGGTGCAAGTTTTTCAGGAGGTTAGGCAAGATTAAAACTCCTCTTTTGTAGCACGACCGCCAATACTGAAAGCCGCAAGTTCACCTGACTTAACCATGTTCCAAACTGCATCATCGAATACTTTGTAAGCGACAACCCATCCTTCACGGTCAGACTGGATACCTAGAGCTTCACCAATCTCTTTGGTGATAGGCAGCGAGTGGACAACTGTTCCAACTTGCTCACCTGAGTGCATCGCCTTGCCGACCCGCACATGCTCCATAAAATCATTGACAGCCTTCACAAGCGTGTCTACTTCGATAACATCCCCTTGGCGGTCTACTACAGGTTCACCCTTTTCGGTTACTACTGATGCCCAACCATAGACCATACGCTGTTCGTCGTCAGTCTTGAGGATTTTACCTTCAATGTTCTTTGTCATCTCACCCACCGATGTATCTGCTTCCCACATGCGGCAGGACCAATAACCAGCCGTTGTCTTGTCGTTCTTGGTATCACAAGAGTGGCGGGAGCGGAAATTAGCCCTAGCTTTGGGGTCATCCCTGCGGATTTCCATGTTAGGATCACCGAAAGTCACCCGCTTAACCTTGCCACCGTCTTGGACGAAGACCTCAAACTTCTTGTTGCCACCCTGAATACGACGAGGCTTGTTAAGAGTGACCTTTTCGCCCTGATATTCCGCCTTGGCGAAGTCTACTTTGAGTATCTCAGCTACGATAGCCCTGAGAGCCTCTATACGGTCCACTGAGGGGCCTTCCTCGTCGTCTTCCTCACCATAGTAGCCTAAGTAGTCTTCATGGCTCTCAGCGGGCATATAAACGGCCTGTCCATTGTAGGTAGACACATGAGTAGCACCACCAAAGCCCATATCCATGCTACGGGCGCGGGCCTCACCCTCTGTCGTGAAGATGTCATTGGCGTATTGTGCTTTAGTGACAACAACAGACTTGCGGAGAGTGGACAGCTTGTGGCCTACCATCTGGCCTGTGGGCTTACCTTCGTCGTCAACAATCTCAATACGGGCAGCAGGTTCTTCTTCTGTGCCAGTGATCTTGACGGGGATGTTGGGAACCTTGCCATCACGGATGATTTCACGGACAATACCACGGGCAGTTCCACCTGAGCTATTCCA